TTTATCCTTTCAAATCTATTTCAATTCCCTCGGATTATGAATCTGAAATTAGATGCCTAGAAATAGAAACAATACAGAAACTATACAAAAAAAACAGCATTGGACGAGACTTTTTCTTTATTTCATTTTTCCTATGCGGGATGAACATGAAAGATATATATTATATGCCATACTTTAGAGAGTACCTAGATACAAAAAGATTAAAAACAGCTCGAACAACCAGAAAAGTTCAATTAAAACTAAAATTGCAACCAGAACTTATCGAAATATTAAACAACTATCCTGATCCAGAACATCTACATTTAATCAAAACAGAATACAGTAATCATCGAACATTAACCCACTTCATTGGAAGAAATCTAAAAGAAACGATTGACGAAATAAATAAAGAATTACCAGAACAAGATAAACTTCCATATTTCACTTTTGCTTATGCCCGGCATTCATGGGCCACTATCGCCGGATCATTAAGAATTTCTGATGATGTCATCGATAAAGCACAAATGCGATCAGTAACAGGAAAGATGATCGAGCGATACAGGAAATATGATTTTACACAAGTAGATGAAGCGAATCGGAAAGTTATTGATTATGTTTTACATGAAAAAAAATAGCAGAATTTGTTTTGATAATATGCAAATGATTATTATATTTGTGTTGTCAAAGTAATCATAGTGTTAACACAAACAAAACGAGATGACAAATGAACAAAAAGAAGAATTAGAAAGGGATTACGAGAATTTAAAACTCCTTTTAGAGTTTCACTCAAAATTCGGAGTTCCCAAGAATCCCAAGGAGATGCAGGAAATCGTTGATCAAATATTAGACGAGATGCTGAGAATCCAAAAAGAGTTAAACAAGTAAGTAACCGCCCTCCCTTCGGGGAGGGCTAAAACGAGAAAATATGGATACAAGTAAATTGTTACCTACCCCGGAGTTACAAGCCGAGTTCGAACATTTTAAAAAGTTGAAAACGGACGAGGAGCGATTGGCTTTTCAAAAAGAACGCCAAGCAAGGTTGGATGCGATGACCGCACAAGATCGAAAAGCGTATCTTGCTGTCACGGAGAAAGCTTTGCAAGAAACCGTGAAAGAAGCGCAGCGGTACGTGGAGAGAGCCGAGGATACTTTATTGAGAGACAAACTGGGAGAAATTCCGGAAGTGATCTCACTTAGTTATATCGCTAAAAAATATTTTGGAAAAAGTCGAAATTGGCTTTATCAAAGAATAAACGGGTATTTGGTGAACGGAAAGCCCGCACGCTTCACGGATGAAGAAAGGGAAAAATTTGTTGCCGCTATTAATGATATTAGCGACATGCTAAAGAAAACATCGTTGGCTTTGAGTTGACTATGTTACTTTGACAAAAGGAACCCCGGTAGAATTTCTGCCGGGGTATTTTGTTTTGTCAAGTTGTTATAAACACTACCAATTGTCATCGTCTTCGACATTTTGCGGATGTCAAATATTTTATTAAAAGTGTGATTTAGAATTGTTGCACACACATTTAAGAATCCAGTTTTGAATTGAGTACCCTTTTTCTTTAAAACGTATGTTTCGATTGGTTCAACTTCTCCCACCGGAGCTGGATTTCTTTTAGATGTTCCTGGTATTACTATAAAAGACCTACAAGAACATCTCGGTCATACAAACATCAACAGTACTTATCATTACATAAAAAAAATACCGGGGGATGACATCAGAGAAGATAAAACACAGTTTTCCTAATCCCTTCTCTAATGAAAAGGAATAATCTTCCTCTCCTATTCTTTACAATAAAAATAGGGGTATCCTCTTCCAGAATACCCCACGCCAACGAGAAAGTAGTTGGCACTCGCTTTTCACTCACAGTCGCATCGCCGATATAACCAAGTCTATAATTCAAAATTTCGAGCATGAAAAAACGTACCCGCTTAATCTCGCTGCTCCCCACGGTGGAACGATCGGAACAGTTCAATTAAGACGGGTACGTACACGATATATATACGTACCACGTCTCCCCAAAGATACTCGATCGTTCCACCGTGGGAGTATCAATGGTTGTGTAGTACACGTTAATCCTTTTAAACTAGGTGAAATCTCCTTCACCTAGGGCAAATGTATAAATAATTTCTAAAATTATGCGAATAAGGCACAAGAAAAAAAGGATTGTTCACGACTCGTTAAACAATCCCTTTTACATTCACTTTTTTATTAGGTACACAACCATGGCCATCATGATGACAGCAATAAACCCGGTAATATACGTCCAATATTTCACAATCCTTGTTTATTCTTTATCTTCCCAATGTTCACTTGATTCACACTTTTCATGAAATACAAAATTTTATACATTTGTTGTCCCAATGTTACCAATAATTAAAATAAAAGTTATGGAAGAAGAATATTTAGAGCTAGAGGATGATGACATTGATTCAGGAATTTCTATCAAACTTGGCAAAAGAACGGATAGTTTTGAGATGTTAGAAAGATTGTGCAAAGAAGAAGTTGAAAAATTGTTAGCAACTATCAAGGTACCAGATCAAGGGAAAGTTTCAGTTCCTTTTTGGACGGCTTATTTACCTGCTGAGCTTATCGGAGTAGCTTATTTTAGCAAGGATAAAAATGACACGATTGTATACGAACTAGATTTCTCGGAAACAACGTTATGATTTCAATTCACGTCCTTTCACGTAAAACAAATAAAGGGGCATCTCGCCCCTTACACGTTTATCAACGTGAATCAAATAATACATAACAATTCTTGTCATTTCATCATTTCTTCCATTTTATATTTTAAACCCTTTCAGTTTAGTTATTATTTTCAGAATAGAAGGTAGTCCAAGGATAGCGAGAGCGATAACAACCCACCACACACCACTTGGAACGTGTTTAACGGGTACTTCAACCGAGTAAGCCACTTGTACCGTGTCAACCTTGCAAACATAAGCCGTGTCACGTGAATACCTGTCCTTGTAAACTATCCTGTACTTATCCTTGAACACGGTATCTCCTTTCACAAGAACGAACACGCTATCACGGATACACACGCTGTCACGATTCCATCGATCAACGTACTCTTTCTCGATCTTAACGTTTTCTATTGGTATATACTTCACGCTCTCGCAAGATAACATGAAAAGTATCAAGAAAAGGCAAAATAGTAACGTTCTATTTCTCCTGTACCGTTCAAGGTAAACTATTCCATTCTCCCCCAGTTCTCCTGATGGATCGGGATGCCCCTCACAACCTCTCTTGAAATACTCGTCTGGAATATCCAAGACACGAGGTTTAAAATTTGACAATTCTTTTAGCATGACATTCTCTTTTTACTCAATATAACCACATTACTTCTTGATCGTGCCTTTCCGAATCATCAGCATGAATGAAAGTTCTTGCGACACCTATCCGTTTGAATCCAGCTTTTAAAAGGGCGTTCACGATAAGGAAACGATTCCTTGACGTGTTACACCGGATATCCACGGCTCTCCCCAACGTGTGTGCCCCGGTTCCGGATCGTCCTTTATTTTTGTCCCACTCCGGGGAACGATAAGCAGAAGTAAGAACGAAAGGGATACCCGCTATCTCTCTCGCCGTATCCAACTTACTAATAGTTGCTTGCTTCATGTCCTGTAACAAGCACGAGGGAGAACAACGATTAAATTCTTCTTCTTTAAAATATTTACTTGTTATCATCCGTAACCTCCTTTAGTTTTTCTAATAATTGTTCTGCCGTCTTGGCATCAGCACATTGGATTATCGCCCGGATCGCATCCGGTAATTTCGCCACTTGGCTTTTCTTCGCTTTCTCGTTCTCCCACACGCTACGTCCCTCGATTAGCACGATGGCTGCGGTTACAAGCATAGAAGCGAAGGGTAACGTGTACCAGTCGATGCAACTTCCAATTAAATCGAATATCAATGCCATGACTTGTATCCGCCAATAATCTCCCAACTTAGCGAAGGTACGCCGTAGTCCCCCGGAATAAATCTTCTCACCCCGGGCTTTAGCGCTATCCGTGCCCGCCCACAAGTCAACACAAACCGCAAGAACCATTATAACCCACATCGCCAGTATAATGTACACTTGCGATTGAATAACGTTAAAATCACCTGTTACAAAAAATTCTATCATTGCACACCTCCTTTTATTCCATTATTTTTCAATATTGCATTATTTGTTACTATTTTTGCGTATTGAAAACTCTAATTATGGAGGGAACAAGTACCGTGATGGAAAAAGTTCCCCCCTTTTTTATCACCTTTCCTTGATCGTGTTGTAGAACTCCATGATCGGTTGCTCCAGCAACGTCAAGAAAACGGGTGACACCGGGCCACCACCGATGGCTGTGAAAGAGTGATTCTCGCAGTCGTAAGACCCGCTAAAATTCAAATAATCGGAACGCCGTGAATTCTCGTCCACGAAATGCCCGTCGCAACTAAAAGTCACGATACCGGGGATGTTATTCTCATACTCCGCCGAAAAATTCACGTTGATCCCTTTCAAAATAACCGGGATAGTGGTTGTTGCTACTGTCTTGTAATTAATTTCCATTTCCTATAATTTTTAAATTAAACGTTCGTGTTCTTTATCTTGCAATAAGAATCGATAAGCTGCAATGGAATCGTTCCCGCTTGATCCATCTCGTCGATCCTCTCTCTCAGTACCGCTAACTCGGATTCCTCGAATACCACATCTATGGTCTCTGTGATATTGTTTATAATCGTTTCTTCATTCAAAAGTTCATGACGATCTATCTCCTCCGGGGTGAAATCCACTTTTTTGGCGATTGAATTGAACAACATACCTTTTATGATGTTAGCCTGATCAGGAATGAGATTCTTAATGGCAAATCTGTCTACAAATGTCAGTTTCATACTCGTTAATTTTACATGTTCGATATTAATTCACTTCTTACAATCAAGGATTCCACGTCCCAAGCCAGTTAATAGGCAGCTGGCAGGCCGTCCACTTGTACGTGTCCGTCTTCATCACGAGAACAGTATCTTGTCCACTTGACTGGACAGCCACGTACGTGTTCCCGTTGCGGTAAAATCTTTCACTTCCCGTGCATAACACGTCAAACCCTTGCGAGGCCTCGCTTGTTATGAAAAAATGGCTTCCGATTTCCATACCCGCGTACAAGTTTACTTTCTTCCTGTTACCAGTACCGTAAAGGCATATCATATTGGGATGCTCGTTACCCAGCGTTATACCCGGGTTGGTTCCCGTCATGTAAGCCCTGAAAACTCCCGACACGATGTGCGCGTTTGAGAACATTTTTAACATCCCCTGTGTCACCGCCATGGCGTAGGAATTAACATTATTGGGGGCTCCCGCTATCAACGCGACTTGTTTATTACTACCCAGACCTCCATAGCCTCCCCCCGACAACATAAAAGTCCCGAGCTTGGCATTACCGGCGGTAGTCATGTCAGGATGACTACCCACGTACACTTGATGACCGCTATAACTGAAATTTAACTGGGAACCAGATAGAGCCAGGTTGCTACCCCTTAGCCACGATCCCTCGATAGCGAAAGGACCGAGCTTGTTCGTTATCCCTAATTTTAACAGTTCCGCACCTCCCACAACCCCTTTCAACCCCCAGTCACTAGCGCTATTATAGTACATGCTAATATAGTTACTAGCATCCTTGTAAGCTTTAAATGATTTCTCCGAATCCGTTGATGTTACCTTTACCCCCGGTCCCACACCAAAGTCTTTGCCGCCAATTATCTTGTTGTCGGCAAACGTGAAACCGATAACGGAAATCATATTGGCCGTGATAACGTTAGCTTTTAGGATGTTCGTTCTTAACTTGTCGATAAAAGCGTTATTGGCCGCCAGCGTGTTGACATCTATAACATCCGCGTTAATAAGCCCCGCTTTTATTAGCGGACCTTTAGTTAAAGCGTTCGCCTTCAGTGCCTCGAAATTCGTAAACCCAAGCTGTACCGCGAAAGAATCTTTCGTGACGATTTCTATATCGGCATACCCGTCCGACGTTTGGTCAAAGACAGTTGCGTAATCCACGAACCACTCGCAAGGGGCGGCCTCGGTTGTCACCGGGCCAGAAAGGTAAAGGTGATTCACGGTGTTAAAAGTTCCGGTTGGACCGCAAGTTTCCTTGAAAATATAAGTCTCGTATTTCCCCGTTCCCACCATGGGGGTTAAAAATTCCTGCTTGTAACCAGTTCCATGTGAATTATGAGCGTTTTTAAGCGTGTACCCGACGGGTATTTTGGCACTAACTTTAACGATGAACACGGCATTCGCTCTCGATTGATTCCCGAAGTAGAATCCCCCTAGATGACCTGTTGACGTGCCACCATGACACTTGATGTACAAGCACCAATCCGATTCCGAGTACGGGGAACCCGATAGTTTTTCCTTTATTTGGGCCGCCTCGGTGGATGTCAACGATCCCGCTTGATTTTGACCTGTTGATTTTTTCGTGCGAGATATTACCACGGTTCCCCCGCCATTCTGCGCACCATAAGTTCTAGTCCCGTTTAACCCTACTTTAAATTCCGGGTCTCGATACAACATCTTCCCGTTAATCGATTCCCCTGGTTGTCCCTGCGCCCCGGTATTCCCCATTTTTCCCACCGAGTAAATTGTAGAACTCGTACCATTAGTGTAACTAATTATCGTTCTCGTCCAAAGATAAGAACCCGCCGCAACCGTTGGAATACTACTGCTCCATGTACCCGTTGGTGCCGTAATGCCTGATGTTGAGGCTTGATAAGTTATAGTGGTACTACTCACCCCGTTCCCGGCGTTACCATTCATGCCGTTCGTACCCATTCTACCGACAGAATACATCGTGCTTGTCGTGTTGTCCGTGTAAGTTATGATTGTCCGGGTCCAAAGGTATTGCCCGGCAGCAACGGCAGGTATGCTACTACTCCAAGTCCCGGTAGGGGTTGTGGTTCCAGAACTTGAGGCTTGATAAGCAATTGCCGTGCTTTTCACGCCCTTACCAGCCGCACCAGTGTCTCCCTTGTCTCCGGTGGCTCCATGAGTCCCGATGATCACGGGCGTGCTAGTGTATTTACTATTATCCGTGTACGTGACAATCTCGTAATTCCACAAGTACTTCTTTGTCGTTGTGGTGACTTGCATCCCGGTCGTCCATCCAGAGGTGGATGCTGTCACGCCACTTGCACTAGCGGAAGCGAGGTAATACTCGGTGATCGATTTAATCCCCACCCCCGTGGCTCCGGTGGCTCCATGCACCCCGATCACTCGCTTGTTCGTTTCCGCCGTCGTGCCGTCCGTGTAGGTTATGATCTCGTAATTCCAAAGGTATCTATTCGTCGTAGTCGTGGCTGGAACCGTGTCTGACCATGATGCAGGAGCCGTTGTATTACTTGATGAAACGGCGTATTTGTTCGCCACCGATCTAACACCACGACCGATTATACTTGTTCCTACTGGTTTAGGACGGCTCGTTTGCGGGCTTACCGATTGCGTGTACGATCCACTAGTCCACGTGTACCCGTCCGGTCTAGGAGTCCAAGTAACCGGGAAATCCGTTTTAACGTGATATTTACCACCACCACGCAAGTACAAAACAGGAGTACTAGAATACGTCATTTGCCCACAACTCACCGGGGATGACGAACAAAATTTGAACGTATCAACGTAAATTAAAGTCTGGGCATCTGTCGCTCCCCACCCGCTCGCTTGCATATCGAAATCAAAGTCAACCGAGAAACCAGAGGCGTGAGTACTCCAGGTCGGTTTAGTTCCACTATTAAGCGCCACCGAAACGCATATCCTGTTATATCCAATTCGTGACAACGGTGTGCCCGTGAAAGGTATCCACTTGTCCGCGTCATAAGAGGAAGCATCCAGCCACACGTCAGTTTTCCAGTAATTTTCCCCGGATTTCGCTTTCGTGACAATAAATGTTTTCTCGACGTAAACAGAAGCGGATTCAAGGTAAACACGGAAGGTACAAGATGCCGTGTCGGCGGTCATGGTGGTACACTTGACTCCATCCACGCCATTCCAAGCGAAAGTTCCTCCCGTTTCTTGTTTCGTGCCTATCGAGAATTTGCCCGCTCCTAAATCGCCCGTGGTTGATACCCCCGTTAATTTGGTCGTTCCCTTGTAAGCTGTCGCTTTCGTTGTCGCTTTCGCCAGTTCTCCCGGTAATGGATTCCCGTTGGCATCGCAAGCCACCGTGTGAGCCTCGTTGGTTAACAACACGGTACAAGCGTCTTTTCCCGCCGCCCCGGCGGCACCAGTAGCACCCATTTTCCCTATCGAGTAAGATGTACTCGTCGTGTTATCGGTGTAAGTGATAATCGTGCGAGTCCACAAGTATTGATTGGCCGACACGGAAGGGATAGTGGTTCCCCACGTCCCGGTGGGAACGGTGGTACCGTTCGTGGATGCTTGATAGGTAACGGCCGTGGATTTTATCCCCTTCCCGGCAGCTCCCGTGGCCCCGTTAGCTCCCATCTTACCGATGGAATAAGAAGTGCTTGTCGTGCCATCGGTGTAGGTGATGATCGTGCGAGTCCACAAGTATTGATTGGCCGACACGGAAGGGATAGTGGTTCCCCACGTCCCGGTGGGAACGGTGGTACCGTTCGTGGATGCTTGATAGGTAACGGCCGTGGATGATATTCCCTTCCCGTCCGTGCCGGGTTTTCCCGCGGCCCCGTCGGCCAACTTCGCCAGCGTGAACACGTCCGTGAAACTCTCGTCCCCGTTACAAACACACCGGAACGACCTCACGTTAGTACCGGAAGGGAATAACACCGGGTCTCCCGGCATGACATCCAACGTTTTTTTCGTGGCGTTTTCAATTTTTACCCAACCCGTACCGTGTAAAAATTGCCACTGGTAGGATTCGGGGGCGATCTTCGAGGCTATCGCTGTCAATGTTATCGTTGCCGGGATCGGGTTTCCCGTAAAACCGGGACCGTATTTAAACACTTGCGAGGAAGCGGTTATGTCTATGGTTTTGACTATGGTGTCTTGAATTTTTTCCTCCAACCCCTCGATAATATCAGAGAACTCCCCGTTTTTCGTGAATACTCCCACCCGGTTATCCCCATTCGGGTCTTTCCCCACTCGTATCGCCCATTTCTTGGATAATGTATAACCATTCACCCCGGCGTACATTGTCATCCCAGCATCCTCTGGCATCGAGGAAATAACAAGAATCCAAGAGAGATTCGGGTCCGTCCTGTGTCCGAACTGCGCCAGTTCATCCCCCACCTCCGGCACGTCAACACCGTCCCGGTCTGTCTTCGACAAATCAATATAATTCTCCCCGGTACTCGTTACAAGGTTCCAGTAATATTTTTTCTTGCCATCCCCGTACTTGTTACAACGCATCTGAGCCCCGACCGTGCAAGTGTTCTTCTGTCCCTTGGAAGTTTCCATGTAACAACGCCAGTAATCGTCATATTCCTCCACCTTGTTGACCTTCATTCCTGATGGAGAATACACGTCTTGCCCTCCACGCCAAAATACCTGTGCGATGGCGAGTGCCATCACCTCCATGTAATTCCGTACCGTCAGTTTCCCGGTAGTGAAATCTTCCGTCCCAACCATACCCGTACCAGCACCAAGAACACCGGGAATAAAATCAGCCGTTTTAAAACCCTCCCGTAAAATTAACTTCCGAAACTCCGCATCTCCCAATGCGTCGATTATCCAGCCCTTTAATTTACTCTCGAAGTCGGTGGAGGTAACGCTATTAAACTTGACGTCATCGGATTTACGGACAGGTTGATCAAGGTAATCCTCGAAAAAATTACCCGCCCACAGGTCTGAATCTCCCGCTTTAATCTTTTCCCCCAGGTAAAGGATGTATCCCTTGATCACTTTTAATTTTTCTTCCGTCCAGACGCTTCCTGTTTCAAGGATGAACCCCAGTAATTCCTGTAACGTCGCTTTACCGGATTTCGCCACGTTCGGACGGTCTACCTCTATGACACTACCAGGTTTTAGCTCGGACGGGGAGAGGTCCCGTATTCTCATCGGGACACCCGCCCCGCTTTGATAAACCCGTGTTTCGTTTTCCCCGCTACTGCGATACTCGCTAGTGTTACCACCCGTGACACGAGCCGACTCGATTGTTTCTCCGGACAATTCTCGATACGACATGAATTGCTCGAGAGTAACGTCCATCTCGTCTGCAAGTAGATTCAACGCAGCACTTGTAACGTGAAACAGGGTATCGCTATACTTGTCGGAGAGTAACATGAAAGTATGAAGGTCTCGACCTTGAATTACCCCGGTAAGTTGCCTCCGGGGAAAGCCAATCCGGCTACACGTTGATTTCAACAGCGTGTACAGGAATGAATCTGTTTTCTCGCCGATCATCCATTCCGAGGTAAATCCCCCGTTTTTCACGTGCAACACGTTGTTAAACAACAAATCGGCATTTTCGGCAAACGGGGTATCACCGAAAGCGATTTTCACCTCCCCGTGATTTTCCGAGGCTGCCTCGACAAGAGTCGCTTCCACGTCAATTCCCCCGGACACGATGTGAGTAACGACCACGTTAGTAACGTGATTCGTGACGTTCCCGAGGTTTGTGGTATCTTGAAACTTTATTTCCAGTTTACCGGAGAACGGGAAACCGTCTGCCGTTATTTCAAGTTTCTCGAAATCAGATTCCGAGAACGGGTATCGCTGGAACATCTGTAACTTTTTCGTGGTACTTGACCGGGGAAATGAATACTCCGCATCCCTCCACCCTTCTTCCAGGGACAAGTATTTTGTCGTCGTGCCATCCGTTAACTTTATAGTGATATTAAACGACCCTGTTTCTGGAATGTTCCCTCCCCAGTAGATGGGAGTTGTTGATGAACAATAGTTCACCGCAATACTAAGGACCTGAGTCGTTTTTTCCACGTCAATCTGTTGGTAAACACTACCCTTTTCTGACAAGTTAACAAAATGCACGTCGTTCACGCTATGACTATATATAGCCTTTCCCCCGGCGATCCATCCTTCAAGTCCTTTCCGGAAATCATAATTCGACAAAAAAGAGGGGCGTTTGTTGTAATCATAGATAAACGTTGCCACCTTGCTTGCCGGGATAATCTCGTTCGTCAAGCTACCGAGGGGATAACAATCCTCCCCGGTAGACCCGAGAACCATTTTTTCTCGCTTACCGTTACCAGTTTTCGCCCCCTGGTTATTATAAATATACCCGCCTTTATCCACGTCTACTAGGGAACAGATCAACCACCCGTTCTCGCTTTGCGTGATGAAACAATCAAGGGATGTCATGCATTCTTCAAGCACCTCGTAACAAGTCATACCGTTAAACGTGCCCGTGTTTAACGTTGCCTGGTGAAGCACGGATTCCATGCTAGACATCGATTTTTCAAGCAAGGAAAAAGATATTTCAAATCCCAAGGGAAGAGACGTTTGATCACAGCAATATTTTATAATTTCAAATATCGAGCGGGTACCCGTTTGAGCGTACTGAATATTTTTCAATATTCCAAGCCCGTCACTCGCCGTCACACTAACGTCGTATGGTACCGAGATGTAAGGTTCCGAGTATTTCTCCGGGAGAACATAACCAGTCCAGATCAACCCCCCATTTTTATACAACTCGACGAGAAACAACTTGTTGTCTACCGTGTACAAGGATGTCAATTCCCCGTCCACGTCTGCCTGTATGACCATCTCCAAGGACGTACCGGATATTCCCGAGTCTGAATCATCCCTACGCAATAAAGGAGCCGCCCCGAGTGACTTGTTTTCCGAATCCCCAGTGTAATCACGTTCCTTGATTAAAATTTTATATTCATGCCCGAATTTCTCCGAGTCGAATTGCAATACATACCTTGTCCCGTACATGATCATGTAGTTAAATTCTTTCTTCTATTTTCCTTGTTTATCGCCGCCACTAGAGTGTTTCCTTGTAACTTGAATTCTCCCGATACCTCCACGTTCACGCTTTGTGAGACCCGATCCAGCGATCCGGATTGAGTCCTAACGTCCAAGTTATTAGAGTAAGCATTTGAAGAGAACGTGGTACCACCACCGTCAGCGATATTACCTAACGCCCCTTTTACCGCTGTCCCCAGGGCTACCAGGGCTACCCCCGCTGCGATCGCTGCCCACGGGTTCAACGATTTCAAGGCGGCTTTTATTCCCAGTACCGCGATACCCGTTTCTATGGCGATTTTTCCGACCTGTATCGCCATGTCCGCGAAAGTGGTACCTACCATTGTGGCAAACCCGGAAAGATCACCCCCGTTTGAAATTAATTGTCCTACACTCTCCCCGATCCCCGTGGCCATATCGCTAAAAGCCCCGTTAATAACCCCGCTCATGTCAATCATATCTTGGACTATGGGTTGTAATTTATCCCGACTCTGTTCCATTTGTGTCGGTAGCAATGAAACAGCATCAAAATTCGTGGCCAAAACAGGTACACCAAGGTTCGGAGCTGATTCCATCACGGGTACATCACTCTCTTTCCGCAATCGTGCATTAACCAGCTCTTCCTGTTTTTCGATAACAGATTGCAAGCGATTAATCTCTCGCTGGTACACGACACCGTTGGCCACGTCATAGGCAGACAACGACTTTTTTAATTTCTCGTACGCCTGAATCTTTTCGCCGATCTTGGAAATAGTTGTTTCAACCATGCCACGCACTCTCTCTTCCTCGGTTAATTCATTCTCTCGTCCCTCCTGCAAACTACTTTCAGCACTCTTGACTGCCTTGACGCCCGACAGGCGTAAATCAATCTCCTCGCGAATAGCCTTTACCGTATCAGAAAAATATCCCTTTTGAGCGACGTTTAAAGCGATGAATTGATCTAGTTGAGCTCGTAAACTATCAATATCTTGTTCCTTTAATTTTAAACCCTCGATAGTTTCCCTGTTAGTTTCTTTCTGCAATCTATTACTTTGAGCAACAAGATTATTGTGTTGGGCAAAACCGGGGATAATACCTCCCATAATTTTCTCTAACCAAGTAAGCTGATCATCGGCATATATTTCTAATTCCCCTGCTAACTGGTCTACAACGCCCGTTTTTAATCGGGTCCATGCTTCACCAACACCTTGAAACACCTCCGCAGCAACGGTATTCAAACGACCTAAAGCCAACGTTAATTCTTGCTCGGCCTTACCCATTTCCGTCACGATAACACCATGCTCCAAGTTTATATCTTTCAAGGTTTGCAAGTATTTTAACCCGGCATCTTCACCCGGTCCCCCGAATATATCAGCGATAGCGGTTCCGACTGCCGCCGAACTCGCAGGCAACTCGTTCAATTTCTCGCTAACTTGACGGATAACATCAAATATGGTCATCGTGCCGGACATCAAGGCTTTTTCAACCTCCCTGCTAGCAATCCCGATCCCCTCCAAAGCCTCTCGGGTAGCCTTGGGCATCTCCCGGATTCTAAGCATTCCCTCTTTAATAGCATCTAAACCTTTATCAGAGAAGACCCCGTCCCGGGTACTGGTTTGCAATATCGCTAACATTCCTTTTGCCGATAATCCCGCCGCCTTGAATTGCGGGGCGTACTCCCGTAACTGGTCCAGGAAATCACCTCCACTATTTAACCCGGCAGAAAATCCATCCCGGATAAGTGTCATGGCCTCGGAAAAAGTTACACCCATTTGCTTGTGAAGAGTGTTTGCCGTTCGCAATATTTCAGTGTAATCTTGTTTAAAAACATCAGCAATAGCCTGCACCTCTCCCGCCAATTGAGTATCGTCGATTCCAGTCAGACGCTCGATCTTCTCGCGAACATCGTCTAACTTCATACCGTATTTCACGATCTCTACCCCTGCCTTAGCTATTCCCGTGGCAACGAACAACTTTCCGAGTACACCTTTTAACTTGCCAAGGATCCCGGAGAATCCCCCCACCTCTTTCTGCGATTTTTTCAACCGATCCTCGAACTCTTTCGTGTCCGCCGTCACCCAAACCTTCAACCTCGAAACTACACTCATAATAACTTGCTCATTTTCATTACCGAATCCATGTTAACTTTCTTCTGTCCCTCTTCAAAGCTTTTATCACGCTCCCACGGGAACACCCACAATTGCCGGGGGTCTTTGATCTTGTCCTTTTTCAACAACTGGATATTTACAAGAGTCAAGGTTTGCAGCCTTACCAGCTCCGCTTTCGCCCGGTATGCTTGTTCTTCCTTTAGATGGTAGTAATGGAGCTTCAAGAAAAAATCGTGCAACAACATCTCTTCAAACTCCATCACCGTCATACCCATCACTCCTAGCGCTATCCCCAGGTAATCATCAATCCCAACAGGTTCTACTTTTTTTTTGAATCTTCTTTTACCGGAAGGTTGGCCGTTGTTTGCCGGGTATATATCTCAAGGAAACGAGTCATATCAACAGGCATCATGATAGCACCTAATCCTACCTCGTCAAACTCTAATTCCCTACCTTCCAAGCGTTCTCCCTCCTTGATACAGCAATGAGCCATCGTCAAAACACCGTCCAAACCAAAGCATAACACGTTACCAATCTCCTGCAAATTTTTAACCCTTTTGCGATAGCAATAATCCCGGATGGCGTTCCAGTTTGCCACCACTCGGTACTCTTTTCCGTCTATACTTATAAACTCTTTCATGCTATTCTTGTGGTATTACTTCCTCTTCCAGTTTTGACACGGCGGAACAACTCAACGAGTAAGTCGCCTCGCCGTCGGCGTTTGTCGTTTCCGAGTAGCTGGTGATAATCATTTTACCTTTTTGGACTGTGTTACCGGGAGCCGGGTCACCGTAAATAAAATCCAACACCTCGCCAGATTTAGCCATTTTAATAATGTCTTCCCGGTCAACTCTCTTGCTATCCTGTTCCGCCTCGTTAATCTCCATCACGCCATCAGCGGAAAACTCGCTATCGTACCCGGTCACGATCTTGTTAGTCGTTCCCTTGTCCTCTTTCGTTAAACTTTCCTTCACCTTCGGGGTGAGAGTGAACGTGTTAGAGGTTGTTCCGGCAAACAGTTTCTCTCCTTGCCGGAACAAAATATTATACCCGTTAATCTGACTCATAATTAATGTATTTAAACTATTACTAATAAACTTTTATCTCGAAATTCATCTCTGTCACCCATGCCCGGTCATCATCGTCAAACTCCCGACTCGAATCCAGGAAACTAGCATTAGTCCTCGAATCCTGAAGGGATAACATCGCTTCGCTAATCTTGTTTTCCAGCTTCAAGGATTCGTCATATTCCCCGCAAACTGATAACACGTTCACGGAATACACGCCAGAGCGATTTACCTCCTTCGTTTTACTACCGAAACGTTTTACCTTGTACACCGCAAAAGGGAGCGGTAGATTATCATGGCCCTCGAGGTCAGCGACCTCGGGAAACACGTTCACGATCTCCTTTAAAACATCATTTATCCGAATTTCTATCATCTCACTTCTTGTTTCGTTTATCAAATTTGTCCGCGGCAGCCTTCACCTCTGCCGGGATACGATTAATAACACTACTCCCCGTTGTCTGCCATGCCCTTTCTGTCGCCATGATCGCCTTGATTCCACCCTTCCAGCGTGCCGACCTTCGTCGTCTCGGGGACTTGAACGTGTGTGTTCTTGACCTGTTAGCCAGTGTCCCGTACTCGACCCAAATATTTCTCTGCCATTCGGAAATGTAATCATCCCCTTTTCTCCGGATCGGTGTTCTCCTGGTTTGACCTTTCTTAATCCGTCCCATTGTGTCCTTTCTTACCTTTAAAAGCACCCGCCACGATCACCGGAACGTTACGTTTCTTGTTCATCACCTTCGCTTTATACAAGTGACTGAAGCGCGGGTTTAACGATTTCGCCCTATTCGTGAAAGGTTTCATCGCTTTTCTAATGCCCGCGGCCACGACTCTAGTCGGGTAATCCTTGATCATTCTCGTGAAAACGGCTTGTACCTCTTTCACGCCCTCCACTTTTACCTCGCCTGCCATGATCACGATATTTTAGCGGTTATCACCATGTACCTGCGATTCACCTCTACCGTGGATAATATCTCGTACTCCTTTCCCTTCACCACGACACGATAAGTGTTATCCACTCCCGTCAAGATGTAAGTCGTTAGCTCTATCACGCTCGTCAACGCCACTTTCGTCTCGTCAACGCCTTCACCAATCGTCTTGTACTCTAGCTTCACGTAAGCCTTTCCCGCGTCCACGAATTTCTTTTCCACGGCTCCCGTGCTGGTTCGAGATTTTTCTGGACGTTTAAACGCCACCATCTCCGTGAACTCGCCGCAATTTATCGCTCCCATCTCCTGTAATGTTTTAACAAGTTAGTAGACGCCTTGGGCAAATTCTCGACGCTATCCGACGGGTTGTCAAATAACTTTCCCGTCATTAGCAAGATGGCGGCCCGGATGGCATGAGGTAACAACAAGTATCCTGTTCGGACGGTCATTTCCACCGTGCTACCGGGAACAACGGGTAATAACACTTTACTACCGTTAACGACAGCTCCCTCGACCGTCTCCCCGTCCACCTTCACCTCCACGGATCGAATCGGGAGCAACCCGGTAGCGATTTCACGGGAATAGTCACAAGTCACGCTATAATTCTCGTCACGCAATTTCAGCCCGGTAAAATTCTCGGCAGCGTCCGTGGCTGCCTCCAGTAACCCGTGCAAGTTCTCATCGAACTCGTCTCCCGTTATTCTCAAGTGTTTTTTCACGTCTTCCAGCGTCACGGGAGAATTTCCCGGCTCCAAACATTCAACCTTCATAACTATCGCAATATTCCATTATTGTTACAGCCATTTTTTTACCGATACCCTTGATTTCCTCCAGGGCTTCCCGGGCATTTTTCACGTCTTCCACGGTTTTGAAACCGTTATCGAACAAAATTTTACGGGAAGGCATCCCCTCGGGTAACGTGTTTTCCTCCTCTCCCTGGTACAAGGTCACGAGACCTTTTTCAACCAGGTCGGCAGCTACTTCATCGGGGAGTTCCCCGGTATCCCCTTTGAAGTAAGCGTATCCCTTTACCGGTTTCAAGAACAAGCAACGCATCAGGCGATAATGTCTTTAATCACGGCAAAACTTTCTTTCCTTCTCGCGGCAACATCGTGGAACGCGCGAGCAATCACGCGAACCTCGTCCGTGTCGAGCATCGTGTACGGGTCCGCCTTCACGTCAAGACCTCCCCACCAGCCGATCATCAAGTCCGCGAAGTTCCCGAAGATCATCGCTGACAAGGATTCTTTTGCAGTACCTTTAGTCAAGTTATAAGGAACGAGGTTCGAGATCACGGTCTTGTAACCGTTCACGGTGGTCCCTTCCATCAGGTAACGAGCCGTCCCGGCACTCTTCTCCACCGCCTTCATGGCACCACGTACCTTCGTGTTCGTCAAGTAAGCCAACGAACCGAGATCGGCATTCTTGATAGCAACCGCCGTTTCAAGAGCGACGATCGTGGCCCAGTCAATCGCCTTACCGTTCTCCCCACCAACGACACTACCTATACCTTCCATGTTCAACAATCCTAGAGGCTCCGCTCCCGTGCCGGACCCGTTGATCGCGGCCTCGTTCAACCTCTCGGCGTGAGCATCAACAAGCTCGCTCATGACCAACGCCTCCACGTCAATAGAAGATTGGACGAGAAGCTGGTTAGAATAGACTCCTTGTATGCTCAAACGCTTGGGTTTCATCGTGGCTGACTCGAACTTCAATTTCTCGATGTTCGACTTGGCTCCCTCTTCCAACCATTCTCCCTTGTATTTAGAACCGAACACTATCGGCACGTTCCCGGTCAACCCGGTCAACATGGTTGCCCCGACTTGCTCCAGGATTAACTTGTTCCGGAGCATCTCCACGTAACTGATCCCCTCGTTCGTCACTAGCAAGCCTCCATCTGCCGGGGTTGTCACGTTCTGCCCGCTACTGGCACGTTTCCCAGCGAGTACCACGTAAGGGATTCCGAAGTCACCCACGGACATACCGAACTCTCTCGCCTCTTTTTTAGCCTCGGTAGCCATTTCCGCCTCGAAACCGGACAATTCTTTTCTCGATGCCTCTAGCATGAACTTGCGAAAAGAGAAACGGTTGATCTCTTTTTTCTCTTTTTCACTCATGCTTTTCGCCGCCGCCTCCTTGCGGGCCGCTTCCAACACGCGAACCTCGTTCAATTCCCCGGTTAATCTTTGCACTTGTTCAAGGGCCTGCCGGGTTTCCTCTTTTTTCCCTTCCTTCTTGGAGTTCTCGTAATTCTCGATAGCCGTCGCCAGCTCTCGCTTGATCTCGTCTTCTTTTTTCATTCTCGTATTATTTAAATGTTACATTTTGCCCTCGCTATCTCCACGACCTCGGCCGCTTCATCATCTTCCACGTCGGGCTTGCTCGTGGTAGAGTCTCCCGGTTGTTCCCCCGGTAAATCGTTCATCAATCGTACAGCCTCCCCGATCGTCATGTTCTCGATCTCCGTGTAAGTTCGTTGACCGTCGAGGGCGTCATGAATAGTCCTCACGATGTCGCCCTCGAAGCCCCGACGGGTGGCGTTCTTGTTGCTCGGGATCGTGACAACGGCTACCTCCAGCAACTCCTGACCGTCAAAATAGAACGTCGGTTTTTCCCCGTCACGGGATTCCTTACCCTCGCCCCAGTGCCCGATCGTTTTGGATGTTGGAGAGAAGGACACGCTCACCCCGTTTAACGTCCCGACCAACAATTTTCGGAACACCTTCTCCGCCCGGGGATTTAACTCGGCAGGTTCAAAAGTGACACGCACTATCAACTTTTTACCCTCAACTCGTGCTTCCCCTCGCCCGATCACGGAGTCCGGATCGTCACTGTAATATCTATGCTGGTACGTGATCAACCCGTTTTTATTGAACCTGTCAAGGTCCCACTTGTCAACGGGTAGAACCGTGCCGTAACTATCACGAGTGTTATCACTCGCCACGAACTCCAACGTGCGGGTTTCCTCCACGTCTGCCGGGATTGCCGCCCGGGTCGCCATTCTATCGTAAATGCCTTGTTTCATGATCTATTGTTTTGTTTTTCCATCGTTCTTACCCATGTTTAAGGGAACGAGAAACTCGTCCAACCCGTCCACACGCCCGTAGCCCTCTTCTACCCGGACCTCGTTACGGCTCATCGCCCCGATTTGAATCATCGTGTTATAGTAGTTTGACCGGGCTTGAGAATCTCCACGCATCAAGCCACGTAAATCGAATTTCACCCCGTAATTCTCCCCGTCGAGGAATAATTTACGTTCCAGTTCCGTCTCGTACCGTTTCACGGTAGGCCGCATGGAGTACTGGCCGAATAAAATATTTTGCTGCTCCACGGTCGAGTAATTGGCCTTGGAAAGGTCTGCCAGCATGTGCGGGGGAACGTTAAATATCCGGGAGATGTCTTGTATCGAAAATAACTTCGTTTGTAACATCTGGGCGGCCTCGGGAGCGATACCGATGGCCTTGTACTTCACTCCATCCTCCAGGATCACCGTGCCGTGGTTATTCCGGACCTGTTGTTTCAACCTCTCGAACGCGTCTTGATCGACGATCTTGTCGGATTCCATCACCGCCTTAATATTACCCCCGTTCTCGAAAAACTCTTTCCCGAACTTGGTAGCGGAAATACCCAGGCTGATAGCATCAGCGTTGTAAGTGATCGGGTTTATACCCGTGATACCGTCGTTAGAAAGGGTGAAAAAATGACAAATCTCTGCATCCTCGTACATCCCGGAAAACCCGGTTGCCGATACTTTAAAGAATTTTTCCCGGTTTTTGTAGATAACATTCACGTCACGGGGATGTACCGGGTGTAACGCTGCCGGGTATCCCCGACTGTCACTCTCGATGATGGCGAAAGCGTTCCCCCAGCCGTCAAGACAGGAGTTCAAGTATTCCCAAAACGTGAAAGTGTTCATGTACCCGTTAGGTTTCTCGCGAATCACGATACTGGCCGGGTGCTTCGTGTCCACGACCATCCCGCTACTTGTTTCCATCGATACTCGCTTGGGTAAAGATGCCAGGTTCTCGCTTCTCAAACGGATAGCGGCAAACACGGCGGTGAATTTTAAGGCGGTATCGTTATTCACCCGCACGGAAGGAATAACGGAGGCCGCCGCCTCTTTTGCCGAGCCTTTTTGCTCGACATTCACGCTCCTGGTGTAGCCTATTTTATTCAATGCACGATCGAGTAACTTCATGGCGTTTCTTTTTCCTACAAAGTTCCTCGAATCGTGCAAGGGAATCAACCTAACAGTGTTAGGTTTTTACCATTTTCGAACAATAAACCCATTTTAACAAACTGATTACAAAGTATATACATACACTTAATTTTTCAATACTTCTTTTTACGGTAAAGAACAACCTCAAAACTCTCGAAATTCGAGTACCTGCGTTTTCTAAACACGCTCTCGTGTTCACGCTCTACCTCCTCGTAAGCTTTTCGATAGGTCATACCGGAGGTAACTTTAGTCCAAAAAAGTTCTAAAAAGCCCTCTTTTGTCATCAATTTTAGTACGCTATCTGGTATTTTATCCATCTTATATCACTTTTATTTCACGTCCCCCGGCGTATGCCTCCCGAGTGCTGGCCGTTTTGGAAATATACCCGGCGATGGCATTCACGGAAGCTGCACAACCGTCTATTTTCTCGGTAGACTTCGCCTTGTTCAAGCGAATATTCATGTTCGGGTCCGTGTAGATCGCCACGTTCCGGAACATCCAGCGCAACACCGGATTATTCATCAAATCAAGTTCCCGGCGTTGTAATCTTTTCTGCAAATCCTTCGTGGGTTCCGACAGGTACGTTATGGTTTGCGCTATCGGATCAAGAATATTGTAATAGCCTACCTTTTCAAGGTGTTGGATAACCCCGTTAGTTGCCATCCACGGGTCGTACGTCAAGTTTTTCACCCGGTAAAGGTGAAATATCCTTTCAATATCCTTGCTTAGATAGTCCGTGTCAACGACATCTCCCTCCGTTACCGTGATAAAACCTTGTTGTACCCAAAGCCTGTAATCCACCCGGTCTGCTTTCTGCTTTATTTTCGCCTCCGGAACCCAGAAGAATAAACGTAAAACGGGCCGGGGTAACGTGGGAAAGAACAAGGCGAGAGCCGTTATGTCATCAGTACTGGCCAAATCCAACCCGGCATAACACTCTTTCCCCAACAAGTCCTCGTCCCTTGTCCCGAAGTTATTCGCCAGGATCACCTCGTCCGGGATCCAAACGGTCGGGGCATCCACCCACATGTTCAAGTTTTTCGTTTTAAACTCCAACTCCTTCGATGGATCATTTAACACGGCCGTGAACTCGCTTTCCATGAACTCGGGTTTCACGGAAATACCAAGGTTGGGGATCGCCTTCCCCCATTTACTCGAATCCTTCCAGTCATCCCCCTTGTCCATCGAGAATATCATGACGAAACGATCCATTTGTACTTTCGCCCCTTTCAATATCTCCACGTTTACCTTACGAACCCCGAAGCACGGCAACGAGAGGTTTAACCCGGCCGTCGTGATAATAAAAATAAGCGGCTGCCGTCTCGCCCCCATACCGGACCGGATCACGTCATAGATTTCAAGGGTGGGCCACTTGTGGAACTCGTCGATGATCGCCCCGTGCGGGTTAAACCCGTCCTTGTTTTTCGTGTCTTTAGATAGCGGCTTAAACGTGGATCGAGAACTTTCTACCGCTATCGCTTTCTTGCTTAACATGGTTCGTTTTAACAACGGTGTCGATTGCTCGATCATGGCGACAGCGGCATCCCAACAGACCTTCGCCTGTTCCTTGTCGACAGCGGCACTGAACACTTGTGCCCCTTGCTCATCGTCCAGGTAAAGAAGGTACAAGCCAATTCCCGCCGCGAGTAACGTTTTCCCGTTTTTCCTGCTCACTTCCACGTATGCCGTGTTAAACCGTCTAACACCCCCGGCCTTTTTCCAACCGAAGAGCGACCCGATTATAAAACATTGCCACCCTTCAAGTATCAATTCCTTTCCAGCCCACTCCCCCTGGTAATGCCGCAACAAGGTAAAGAAGGATAACGCTTTCATGGCCGCTTTCTCGTCCCAGTAAATTCCACGCTCTACCGAATATTTCAAATCATCAAGGTGTCGCTGAACGGCTAACCTTTCCAGTTCCCCGGCGTTACGCTCTCCCGATTCAACATCAGCGATATACTTCTGCATTTTCCTGATATACTCTTTCGCTCTTCCCATTTTACATCTCGTTTATCTTGTCAAAATCATCTTTCTCCTCGGAGGGTTTCTCCTTCACCTTGCTCGCTGACGCGGGAGTGACTCCCAGCTCGCACGCCAACCGGACCGCGTTGGAATAGTACTCGCTCGCCATTTTATCTAGAGGATTCCGGTATTTCTTCTCCCCGAATTTCGTGTACTCGGTCAATATTCTTCCCTCCTCCGCCAACTGGTCTTGTGCCTCCATGTATTTCCCCATTTCCCCGGCGTACATGATCACGGCGTTAATATTCACCACGTCCAAAATCCCTTTCTCCGCGAGCTGCTCTGTCGTGATCTTGTAAATCTTTTTAGCGTAGGCGTTAAAGTACCCCGGTGGCTTGGGAATTTTAGTTACTTGCTTGTATCGAACCTCATCCCTCATCCGGCAAGGTTGATCCGTCCCTTTCAAGACTTTCAACTCGTTTGATATTGGTTTTCTCCCGGCCATGTTACCCCCTTTCTCGAAAACTCTCAATTTTGCACGTGCGCGCAGAAGGGTGGAATGGGGTCTTAGCAAATGAACCCAAAAAGTTTTTTACCCCCCTACCCTTGAGCGAGTTAAAAATTGCCCCTTTTTTATAAATCAAATTTATCTTATTCATAATTTATATAGATTGTATTTAATATAGGAAATTCTTTCTTTCCTTACCTTCTACCATTTTTACAACGAGAAACAGCCCCGTTTTCATCGTTTACATCGCTTTTCAAAACAGTTCATCGAGACTACGAATTGCAGCATTATCCAAACGTTTCTCGGCGTCTATCGCCCTTAAATAGATTCGTGTCGTTTCTATACTCGTGTGCCCTAACATTTGCTGCACGTCATAGATACTCGCCCCGTTCTTCAACGCGAGTATGGCAGCGGTATGCCGAAGGGAATGACAAGTGTAATGACTACCGTCAAGTCCTATCTTGCCAAAATACATTTTCACCATGCGAGAGATCATCACGTCACCGAGAGCCTTGTTCTCGTATCTCGGATGGTGCGCCACAAACATGGGACTATCACTTGTCAAGTCATTCCTGCAAACGAGATAATCATGTACCGCTTGTAGTGCTTTAGCACGAACACCGATCCTGCAATCCTTGTTCACTTTTCCCTTTCTCTGCAAAACTATCGACTCGCTATTCATGTCACCGACTTTCATCCGGCACACTTCAACCCTACGAATCCCGGTCCGGATCATCAAGGATATTATGGCATAATCACGTTTGCCCGTTATAGTGCTAACATCTATTGTCGCGAGTAACTCCTTCACCTTCTCCACTGGCAAATATTCCTTCCGGAATTCCTTGTTCTTCCGGGGCGCCTTCACCCCCAGGGCAATATTATCATTGTATATTCCAGACTGGTACATGAACTCGAAAAGTTTCCGGACAACCGTCAAGCGAAGGTCTATCGTGTAAACTGATTTCTTCTCGGCAATTAAATCCGACTTGTACCTTATCACGTCAGACTTTTTCAAGCAAAAGAAATTCAATCCTTTCACGATAACCCAGCGAGTAAACAAGTTCACGACAGACTTGTATTTTGATCTGCTCAACTCGTTCACGTCTTGCGACTCTAAAAACTCTTGAATTATCTCACTTACAGGTTTCATCATTCATATTCTTGTACTCGACTGTCACAACTTTCCTTAGCACTCTTAATCCATCACACACGGAACAAATCTCTTGGTCATACTCCCGTTCTCGATCATTCCATTTTTTCGTGTAACCTTCACCCTTGCAACAGGGGCAGGTTACTATTTTCGTGTAGGTTTCCTGATTTTTCATACCATCTCCCCAAATTACTTATTAATGATAGACGGGATTCCTTGTCTGATCAATGAATGATTTAGCTTCATCTATTGTTTCAAAGTCACGCCAAAACGCCACTTGAGTCCAAAAAGGAAAGTACCATCGCCAACATTCTACCACGTAATTTTTTGCTACTTTATTCGGGACTATTCTATATTTCTTTTTCATATCGTTACTGATTATTATTTAATACTTGGCATCTCAATCCAATACTCTACTGAATCATCTTGAATTTCAATATAGGATGTTCCCACTCCATCAAACCATTTCTCATGTCCATCAAATTCCCACCATTTACCATCAAAATCAAGATGTCCTCTACATATTCTGCCAGATTTAAGCCGCAATATACAATCCTTACCAACAGAAGGGGAAAGAAACGAGTGCTTGGAAATCCATTTGTTTTCTTCCGGGATGAGCATATTTAAAATATTACCCGGACAATTGTCGCACTTTTTATCAGGCATTAGTGTCATATTGTTTAAAATCAACATATTACTATTTTAACTTTTCCTTGTATGGGATTTCTAACTTTTTTGCCTTCGCCTTTAATTCAAAACCTATCATGTCTATGTAATGAATAATCAACCTTGCGTCCTCAACCGAGTACATATCCCAATCCCCATTGTTCACCATTTCATCTACAAGACTTGCAAAGTAGTTGTACGCTATTGCTTTCGCTTTTCGTTTGTTCATTTCTTATGTTACTTTAAACTAGAATATTATTTCTCTTTAAGCAACTTACTAACGGCAATTGCACTAAATGCAAGCTTCATTTGTATTGCTTGATCATCCATGTCTTCATCACCCATTACACACTCCTTACCTTTCATTTGTTCCCATTGTTCATCAGATAATTTACTACCTATCAAGTGCATCATGGTTGATATATCATCCCGTTCTAACTCTATTTTTACTACTACTTTTTCCATTTTTACCTCCTTATTTATATTTCATATTGTTTTACTATTTCAATTCCCTGTACCATCTCACAATTGCTTTACATCTATTGCAATCACAATCTTTCATAGTCCCTTCTTTCACTTCATATTTTGCGTTCGATGAGCCATATCCAAAAACCTCTCCTCCACATAACGTTCTTCGTGCATCTAAATAATGACCGATTATATGCCATTTTGGATTATCCACATTATCTCCATCATCATTAACTATTATTTTAACTAAATTCATATTGTTTAATAACTGTTTATTTGGTATTATTCAGCCAATCTAATGCAGTTTTTAGATTAGATGTATAATTGGCATTGTAGACATATGTTACTTCATCTCCTTGTTT